GGTACATGCCCGGTTGCTGCGTCAGGCACTGGAACTGATCGCTGATGCAGAGTCGGCCAGAAAAAAGTAGCCCGCCCGGAAATTCGCTTTCTGATGCGACTTGCGCTCCGTCTGGGGCGCACCTTATCCGAACTGCGCCACAGCCTGAGTGCGAGCGAGGCGATGATGTGGATGGAGTTCGACAGGGTATCCCCGCTGGGTGATGAGCGCGGGGATATCCGTAATGCACAGATCGTGAAAGCGGTTTTCGGGGCACAGGGGATGAATGTTGCACTGAAGGACGCCATGCTCTGCTGGGGCGAGGATGAGGATAAGCCGGAGGTGGATCCGTTTGCGGCGCTGGAAGACGCGCTGAGCCTTGCAGCAAAGTCATAAATGATGAAAACCGCTGAGGCGGTTTTTTTAGCCCGGAGAAAGGTGAATGGCGACGTTACGTGAACTGATTATCAAAATTTCGGCAAATTCGCAGTCATTCCAGTCGGAGATCCAGCGGGCTTCCCGTATGGGCAGTGAATATTACCGGACCCTGCAGAATGGCGGGCGTCAGGCCGCTGCGGCAGCCCGGGAGCAGCGACGTGCCCTGGCAGAACTGAACAGCCAGTTGACGGAAATTCGCGGTTCTGCTGTCGGAATGGCTGGCGCATTTGCCGGTGCCTTTGCCACCGGACACCTGATTTCACTGGCGGATGAGTGGAGTTCCGTGAATGCCCGTCTGAAACAGGCGTCGCAGTCATCCGATGAATTTTCGTCATCACAGAAAGTGCTGATGGATATCAGCCAGCGGACAGGCACCGCATTTTCGGATAATGCGGCCCTGTTTGCCCGCTCGGCTGCCTCAATGCGTGAATATGGTTACAGTGCTGATGATGTGCTGAAGGTGACGGAGGCCATTTCCACGGGGCTGAAAATCTCCGGTGCCAGTACGGCTGAGGCGGGTTCGGTGATCACCCAGTTCAGCCAGGCGCTGGCACAGGGTGTGTTGCGCGGTGAGGAATTTAATTCGGTCAATGAAAGTGGTGACCGGATCGTACGTGCACTGGCTGCGTGTATGGGCGTGGCCCGTAAAGATCTGAAGGCAATGGCGGACGACGGCAAACTGACGGCGGATAAAGTCGTTCCTGCGTTAATCAGCCAGCTGGGGGTATTGCGTGATGAATATGCCGCCATGCCGGAAACGGTTTCCAGTAGTATCACAAAGGTGGAAAACGCCTTTATGGCCTGGGTGGGCGGTGCGAATGAGGCCAGCGGGGTGACAAAAACGCTCTCCGGCATGCTGAACGGTGTTGCCGGACAGATTGATAATGTGGCAACAGCCGTGGGCGCGCTGGTTGCCGTCGGGGTTGCCCGGTACTTTGGCAATATGGCCTCCGGAGCGATGTCTGCCACGGCAGGACTTGTGACGGCTGCACGTAATGAAGTTGCACTGGCGGAAGCACAGTTCAGGGGAACGCAGATTGCCACGGCGCGGGCAAGAGCAGCCGTGTACCGTGCTCAGCAGGCCGTGGCGGCAGCCCGCGGGACGGAGATGCAGATTGCAGCAGAGGCCCGTCTGGCGGCCACACAGGAACGCCTGAACAGAAATATTGCTGCCAGAAGCGCCGCCCAGAATGCGCTGAACAGTACAACGGCGGTGGGCTCACGTCTGATGAGCGGTGCGCTGGGGCTGGTTGGTGGCGTACCCGGACTGGTGATGCTGGGGGCTGCAGCATGGTACACGCTGTACCAGAATCAGGAGCAGGCCAGGGAGTCTGCGCGCCAGTATGCACTGACGATAGATGAAATCGCGCATAAAACGCCGTCAATGTCTCTGCCTGAAGCCTCAGATAATGAAGGACGAACACGGGCGGCGCTGACAGAGCAGAACCGGTCTGATTGATGAACAGGCCAGTCGGGTGAAATCCCTGCAGGAAAAAGCGCAGTCCATTCAGGATGTGCTTGCCGGGCTGGAAGACCGTCGTGTGGCGTTAATTCGTCAGCAGGCGGCAGAGCAGAATAAGGTGTACCAGTCCATGCTGGTTATGAACGGTCAGCATACGGAATTCAACCGTCTGCTGGGGCTGGGTAATGAACTGCTTCAGCAGCGGCAGGGACTGGTGAATGTGCCGTTACGGCTGCCACAGGCCACTCTGGATGATAAACAGCAGAGTGCCCTGACAAAACAGAGCGTGAGCTGGCCCTGTCCAGACTGAAAGGGGAAGAAAAAGAGCGTGTCCGACTGGGGTATGCGGCGGATGACCTCGGTTTTGTGGGTGATCCGTATCAGGAGGCGAGACAACGTTATATCAGTAATGCCCTGGAAGCCTGGCGCAATAACGAGGCGAATAAACCCAAATCCCGGGGTGGAAAATCAGAGACGGAAAAAGCGGAAGACAGTTTTTCCCGGCTGCTGAAGCAGCAGAAAGAGCAACTGGCACTGGTGGGGCAGAATACAGAGCTGGCGAAGCTGAAATACCAGACAGCGCTGGGTGAACTGAAAACCCTGACGGAGATGCAGAAGCAGGAACTGCTGCGTAACGCGACCCTGATTGACCAGCAAAAAATCCGGGAACAGTTGCGATCCCGGGAAGAGACACTGAAGAATGAGAATGCGGCTGCGCGTGCGTCGAATGATGCTGAACTGCTGGGGTACGGGCAGGGGGAGCGAGCCAGAGAACGCATGCGGGAGTTGCAGCAGATCCGCGACAGCTTCCGCCAGAAGGATGCGGACCTTCAGTCTCAGTATCAGACCGGGGATATCAGTGAGGATTTTTACAGACAGGCTCTGGCACAGAACGCGCAGTATCTGAGCGAACGCCTTAAGGACCAGGCAGTCTTTTATGCCGAATCGGATGTGCAGCGTGCGGACTGGCAGAAAGGGCTGCAGGAGGGATTCAGTAACTGGGTGGATAATGCGTCCGATTACGCCTCACAGGCAGCACAGCTGGCGACGGAGGGTATCTCAGGGATGGTGAATAACATCACGGAGATGCTGAACGGAAATAAAGTGGAATGGCGCAGCTGGGCCTCATCAGTGCTGCAGGAAATATCAAAAGTTCTTATGAATGCCGCGATTGTCAACGGAATTAAGACGGCGGCAAACGGTATGTCCGGTGCGGGAGGATTTCTCGGCAGCATTGGTGACTGGCTGGGCGGAGCGGTGGCCAATGCAAAAGGCGGCGTGTATACCTCGGCAAACCTGAGTGCGTACAGCAACAGTATTGTGGATACGCCCACGTACTTTGCCTTTGCAAAAGGGGCCGGGCTGATGGGGGAGGCCGGACCTGAAGCCATTATGCCTCTGACGCGGGCGGCGGATGGCTCGCTGGGTGTGCGCGCGGTGGGTAGTATGAACGGCAGTGCGGGTCTGGTGTATTCCCCGGTCTACCATATCGCCATTCAGAATGACGGGACTAATGGCCAGATAGGGCCGGAGGCTGCGGGCAGCCTTGTGCAGCTGATTGACCAGCGGGTGCAGGCGGTGATGCTGTCCATGCGACGTGACGGAGGAATGCTGAGTGGCTGAGATAAAAACGCTGCATCTGGTCCCGCGTGAAGGGATGCAGGTGAGTGAGAAGCCGTCGGTGGTGAGGGTGCGGTTTGGTGACGGTTATGAACAGCGCCGACCGACGGGACTTAATGCCAGACTGAAGACGTTTCAGGCGGTGTTCCGGGTGACGGATGAACCAACCCGGCGCTGGCTGGATGAATTTTTATCCTGGCATGGTGGTTACCGTGCCTTTTTGTGGCGACCGCCGAAACATAACCGGACGGTGAGGGTGGTGTGCCGGGAGTGGAGCGTCACAGATAACGCCAGGTACAGTGATTTCAGTTGTACGATTGAGCAGGTGGTGAACTGATGCAGGATATTCGCGAAGAAAGTCTGAACGAGTCGGTTAAGTCAGAGCAGTCACCGCGGGTGGTACTCTGGGAAATCGACCTGACGGTACAGGGTGGTGAGCGGTATTTTTTCTGCAATGAGCTGAATGAAAAAGGGGAGGCGGTCACCTGGCAGGGGCGGCAATATCAGGCATACCCGATTGACGGCAGCGGTTTTGAGATGAACGGGAAGGGCAGCAGTGCCAGACCGTCGCTGACGGTGTCCAATCTGTTTGGTCTGGTCACCGGGATGGCGGAGGACCTGCAGAGCCTGGTGGGGGCCACGGTGGTCCGCCGCCGGGTGTATGCGCGTTTTCTGGATGCGGTGAATTTCGTTGCGGGCAATCCGGAGGCGGACCCGGAGCAGGAGCTGAGTGACCGCTGGGTGGTGGAGCAGATGTCGCAGCTGACAGCCATGACGGCCTCGTTTGTGCTGGCTACACCGACCGAGACGGATGGGGCGCTGTTTCCCGGTCGCATCATGCTGGCGAACACCTGTATGTGGGATTACCGGGGAGATGAATGCGGGTATAACGGTCCTGCGGTGGCGGATGAGTTCGACAACCCCACCACGGATATCCGTAAGGACAGATGCAGCAAGTGCATGCGCGGGTGTGAACTGCGCAGGAATGTCGGCAATTTTGGCGGTTTCCTTTCCATTAATAAACTTTCGCAGTAATGGATTATGCCCACCGTCAGGTGGGTTTTTTATTTAGTAGTTCTCTCAACTTTTCGTTCTGCTCTCTGAACTTTTCCTGTATTTCTTTTTGCATGGCGATAACCTGGGCTTGAAGTTGAACTAGCGCATCAACATTTAGCGGAACCGAGACGCTGTTAATTTTATCTGCTATTTCCCCGAGTGTATTTTCTGCATTCAAGGCATCTTCCAGTATCTGAACAATCTCTGAGTTCATAGAGCGCCCGTTTCGTTTGGCTCGTTCAGCTATAGCATCTCGCATTCCGTCAGGAAAACGGAGGTTGAACTTGTCGTAGTCTTTTACTTGTTTTTCGGCCATTGCAAATCTCTCAAAAAAAATCATGGTGCCATATTGCCATACGATTTCAATGGTGGCATTATGGCCTTCATGGCGTCACTTTGGCACCAAATAAAGGAGATTAGATAATGCAAGATACACTTTTCACTGAGCGCAAAAATATCAAACTCAACCTTCGCCTTCCATCACGGCTGAATGAAGACCTTCGCCGCCTGGCGGAAATGGACTGTATATCTCTGAACTCTGCAATTGTTCGTTTGCTGGCAAAAGGTGTTAGGGAAGAGGTGGCGAATGGTCGCTAAAAACAGCGAAGCCTCAATGGCTGCAACCATTGAGGCTTCTAAATTACCAGTTAACCACGAGAAAACTGATATGACTAGTTTAGCAATTGCAGATCGCACAATCAATGTTCCATTCCACGGAACAAATCTCTTTTTGGTTGGAATTAACAATGAGCCTTATGTTCCTATGAAGCCTGTTGTTGAAGGTATGGGGATGGTTTGGGCTGCTCAATTTGTTAAGTTAAAACAGAGGTTTGTCAAAGGTATTTCGGAAATCGAAATACCTTCTGCTGGCGGTAAACAGTTAATGACATGTCTTGCCTTTCGTAAATTTGCGGCTTGGCTTTCAAGCATTCAACCAAACAAAGTCCGCCCTGAAATCCGCGACAAGGTAATCCAGTATCAGGAAGAGTGTGACGATGTGCTCTACGAGTACTGGACTAAAGGCCATGTGATTAACCCGCGCAAAGCTAAAAAGGCATTGCCGGGGAAAATCACCACTGAACAGCAGGAAGCCATTAAACAACTCGTCATGAGTCGCGGTCAGTCTCTGCCAAAAGAAAAACAGGCGAAGGCGATGATCACCATGTGGTCGTCACTGAAATCTCATTTTGGGTGTTCATACAAAGAAATCAGCGAGGAGCAGTTTACCGAAGCTCTGTCACTTGCTGCTCGCGTTCCGCTTGAAGGAGAGTTAATCGGCAAACAAGAGAAGAGCACCAACGAGCTTTCCGCAAAAGAAGCAAACAGCCTTGTATGGCTATGGGATTATGCCAACCGCTCACAGGCATTATTCCGCGAACTGTATCCGGCGCTAAAACAAATTCAATCGAACTATTCCGGCAGATGCTACGACTACGGTCATGAGTTCTCGTATGTTATTGGAATGGCGAGAGACGTTTTAATTAATCACACACGAGATGTTGATATCAATGAGCCAGACGGACCAACGAATCTTTCCGCATGGATGAGACTTAAGAATAAAGAATTACCTCCTT